AACCTTGAATGGTGTTCCAGTAGCCAAGACGATTTCAACGAGTTGGTCTGCAAAATCTCTAATTGTTTCGTAAACTGTCTGGAAATGTGTGTGATGAAAACCAGAATCACAAGACCAGTGGAAAATGTGGACCTTATTGGCAAATGTAAGAGAATCTACTGCGAAAGTATACAAATTCTGATATTCTGCCTCATTAGTTCCAGCAAGATATGATATAAAAGTTTCTGTTTCTTCCATAAAAATTCCTTTTATTATTTATAATTTAACAATTCTAAGTTTTTGGTGCATTTACTGCCTGACGTTTCTTCATTTCTTCATGGTATCTTTCTTGGAACTTCATCTTTTCTTTCATTGGAACTTGAGTAGAACCAACAGAGAAGTTTACACCCCTAAATCCATCAGAATTACGCTTCTTTTGGTCAGTTTCATCTTCATAGTCACGTTTAGCAGAAATATATGCCCACTGATTCAAAGTAAGACCTTCTTTACTTTCTCGACCACTTGCATACTTTGGACCACTGTCCTCTGCATAGGTATTAAGTGGGTCTTTTGGTTTCTTAGGAGAAGCATTTGCAGTTTCCTTCTTCGCTTCGGCCTTAGTTTCTGTCTTTATATTATCAGCAGGTTTTGGTTCTGGTTTCTTTTCTTCAGCCTTTGCAACTTGTGCCTGTTCCAAAGCAGCATGACCAGATGCAGCAGGTTTTTCTGCAGTATCAGTCTTTTCAGATTTCATCTTTTCATCAATCTTCTTTAATTCTGCATTTACCTTTTCATCTTGCTTATCATTCTTTGCGAGAATGGTATTTGTTTCGTCATTTGGATGTGCAGCAATTTCCATAGAATTTGCAATTTCAGCTTCGGCTTTAGCAACTCTCTCATCATGTCTTTCCTTAAGACCTTCCCAATCCTTCTGGTTAACAATAGATTGAGCTTTAGCACGTTCTTCTTCGGTATAACCAGCTTCATAAGTTTTATCATATCTAGGTTTACCATTATCGAGTTCACCTCGCATCATTCTATATGCAAGTTCATCTGTTCTATCTTCAGGAGATAACGAACCTAAATCAACTGGATTTTCATTAGGATCCTTAGTTGACTTAATTACAACTTCGTCTAATACAATTTCATTATTTGTTGCTTGCTGGTCATTATCCGTAGCTGGTTCTTGAGGAGCAGTTACAGCATCATCAGTAGTGTTATTTTCACCTGTTGGGACAGCACCAGTAGAGTTAAATTCATTTTGCATTGCAGTATTTTTATTGTCTGGATCTGTTGCTTCTTGTGGAGCAGTAACAGCATCCTGAGTAGCAGGAGTTTCAGCATTACCTGTTTCTGGCGTTTGATTAGTTTCATCATTAGTCTGTGCAGGAGTATCAGAAGGAGATTCTGGAGGTGCACTCATAGGACTATCACTATTAGTAGGAGGTTGTTCATCCTTTTTCTGTTTTTGTTCTTCAGCAAGAGGATCAGTTACAGTATTGTCAGGAGCGACGACAGTAGTTGTTTCTTCTACTTCTGTTTCCTTAGTAGTTTCATTGTTAGATTCATTACCAAGAATTTCATTTTTATATTCTTCTTCCATACCAGATTCTACATAGAATGAACGATATGAAAATTTCAATGTCCATTTGGCTAAATCTGTAGAGCTATAGTCAAGATCATATTTGCTATAGTCTGTAAGTTTTAGCTCTTTAAAAATGTATTTTAAATAAACAGTATGGAAAACGTTACTAAAAACATAAACAGTCAATTCTGGAATATAATCGTCGAGCTTATACTGGAATGTATCTTCATCGAATAATTTTGCTAAGCATAGATTTACAAAATTTTCAACAAATAATGTATCGTCTGAATTATAATGTTCTACAACTTCTATTTCTAAATCATCGAGTGATTTAGGGTCCATATAAATGAATGTTTTTGAATTATTACCATACTGAAAAATATCGGTTTTTGGTTTATATGATGGTAAAGTTACGGATGTACATTCATATAATTCTATTTCATTATTTTCAGGTTGTGGAATTCTTAAAGTAAATTTATTTTTAGACATGTTGGTAACAGCCTGAGAAAAATCCCAGTCTTCAAGTTTTATGCGAACTTGATAAGAGTCCGATAATTTGATGGTTTTACCATTTTCAGGATCAAATAGATAGCTATAGACGTTGCATAAACTCATACATTATTTATAAATAGTATATGGATTCAAATAACCTTAATACTTACTTAACTACCTATTGGACAGATAAAAAATCTGGAAAAAACGAAGAATTAGCTAAACAACATGGTATGCTTTTGTTAAAGAACTTAAAAGCAGACCCTAAAGACCTATTTGAACAAATTGGCGAAAATGTATTTAAATTCCAAACATTTCCTCTGATTTCTTGGGGAGATTTTTTAAGAAGAGCTAATTTGGCAGAATATTTAAAACCAGAATATGTTAATGATGCATTAGAAATTACTTCTGCGAGACCTGCTATCGGTAAGGGTGAATTTCTTTTTGTAAGTTGTTTTTCTAATCTGGCATTTACTGGTGGAAAGGGTGATATTATTGATTTAATACTGGAAAACTTTGTGAATTTAAAGGTATTCGTTCTACCCTCTCTGGTAATAGTAAGTTTTATAAACAGATGAATAAATCACTTATATATTCTGTATTTTCATTATTTGAAACTAGTGCAGAATATGACCATTTTAATCGCGATTGTGCAGCTGAATTAGACAATTTATTGAAAGATAAGCCAAACTTACTAGTTAAGGTTTTGGAGCGATTACAGAACGTTTATGAGCCAAATACAAAGGTTTCACACGCATTTGCAGAATTATATAACATAAAGGGAGATTTATTCACTGTAGTAGGTGCAATGCAACTTTTTATTTACATGTTGGTTCAAAGAGCTTCATATATATTATTAACTAATAATGAAGGATTCTGTTGTTATGAAAGACCGCAGACACCTTTGGATGCTTTTAGAATTGTGAAAGAATTGAAATTATCCAGTTGGCAAACTGGTGATTATGGAATGACTATAGGTATATAATGGCAACAGCTGGTGTATTAGATCCGTCTTCTGCTGGTCAATCAGCACAATCAGCTTCGGTCAATAATATTGTCGAAGTTTTATATGGTGGTGATGATCCAAAGAAAACATATCAGATTCCAAATAGTAAGATTTCCAAGATAGAAATTAAGGAAAGTTTTTTCACTAAACTTCCTTCTATCAAAATTACTCTAAACGATGTTGGAACATTATTTGATACTGTTGGTTTTCAAATTGGTAAGACAATTAATGTAAAGATTACTCCAGTTGTAAGTAATGAAGATGCAATACCTAAACCATATGTAAATGCAAAATTTAGTATTCAATCTATCAGTTACTATGCTGACCCAGATAAGAAAAACTATCTTTATGAAATCGCTGGAATATATTGTGCAGAAAAATATTTGAACGATATTTGTGTATGGCCATTGACTGAAATTGATGCAGTAAATTTGGATAAGCAATATACAAGTGAGGATATTCTTAATCTTGTATGTTCTCGTGGTGGTTTAAAGTTTGTTTCTGAACTTGAATCTGCACCAGATGATAATATGGCATGGTTAAATGCAAACTTGACATACAATGAATTTGCAGAAAAGATTGTAAAGCATGCTTGGATTGCTGATGATGATATGCCTTTGCTATATGTTGATAAAGATGGTGTTGCTCATTATAATTCATTAAACAATATTTGCAAAGGTGCAGTAAAAGCTACATATATCAATAATACGTTATATGACATGAAATATAAGCAAGAAACATCTGGCAATAACCAGAATATTAAACCTTCTGGTTATAGAACTTATAATAGTGTCGAATATAAAAATATGGGTTATATACAGAATCAAGGTGGTTATGGTGTAAAGACCATGATTTATAATCCATATAATGCTAAAGAAATGAATATTGTAGAGTTTACACCATTTATTCCTACAAATCCATTAGCTGCTACTTTGAATGATACTTGTATTAGAGAAAAAGAGTTTCATGACAGTAAATCCAGAGTTGCTCCGGTTTCTAACAAATCTCCTGGGCAGACTACAAACATTAGATATATGTTTTCTAAAATGCATTTCAAACAGACACATGCACATTATGATTATGCTCCACAACATAATGAAAGTATAAAACGTGCATTTTATCAGCAGTTTGCATTTATGACTGTAGATGCTGTTAACCAGCCAGATTATGAATATGAACCACAGCAAAAATTAGCTTTAGGTGATAGGATTACAATTAGAACAGACTCTGTTGCTAATACATCATCTATACAATCTGGTGATTTTATTGTTGTAAGTTTATTACATACCTTCTTCGTTAATTCCAACTATACCGTTGTTGTTACAGGTGTAAATGATGGTGTTAACGGTGTTGGTCAGTTGAAAAAGGAAAGTGATAAAAAATAGGTGAAAATATGGATATGACAGTAGATGAACTTTTTAGAGATGCAACCACCTCTTTAGATAAAGGTTTTGAACAACAACAAGCCGGTACTTATGAAAAGTTCGGTCAAAATGATGATGGTCGATGGACTGGTAAGGTTGTTGATAATAATGACCCTGATAAACTTGGTCGTGTAAAAATCATTGTATTCGGTTATTACGATGAATTAGCAGAATTTGCTTTGCCATGGGCAGTTCCTGATTTAAGCTATATCGGTGGTTCTAACGGTAACTTTATTATTCCAGAAGTTGGAACATTCGTAAGAGGATATTTCGACCAGGGTGATATTCAGAAACCAGTTTATGATTCTATTGCATTCAGTGAAATGACAGCAAGGAATCTTACTAAGAACTTATTGGTAAATAAGCTTGAAGACTATCCACATAAGATGGTTCTTTTGGAAACTGACCAAGGCGATTATATGACCTTGAACAGAAAGGACGGTGAAACTACTTTCCATCATAGAACTGGTCTTATTATAACAATCGGTGCAGATGGTTCTTTGACTATAAACACTGGTATGAGTTATACTGATAAAGGTAAGTTTGTTGTTAACTGTATGGGAGATACAGAAATAGAAACTAATGGTAATTTGAAAATTACCGCAGTTCAGGGAAATGTCGATGTAGATGCAAAATTGGGTATGGTAAATCTTGGTAGGAATGCAAGTAAGCAATTTGTTAATAACTTACCGATTTGTCCTATTACTGGTATGCCGCATTTTGCAGGAAATACAAATGTTATGTGCTAAAATAGGGGTATAAATATTATATGTTAGATTTAAATAAAAATTCAGATTATACCTGGTTGAATAGTGGCAAGATTGATAGTGAATACTATGATTTGAATGCTGACCTTGAACAAGGTGAGTTATGGAATAAAGATGCACTTGACCAGATGATAGAAATGGTTATTGTTACAGAACCATTTGAACGCTTATTTAATCTTTCATTTGGTTCTCCTTTGTATCATGTACTGTTTAATAATTTTAGTCAATTAGATACTATTATGGATGCTGTATTTGATACAATCGAGTTCTG